GGCGACCGCGCGTTCCTCGTCGGAGGCCTCATCGGGGACCGCCTCCACTACGGGGTCGCTGCGCGTCGCCACCATCAGCGCGGTGGTCAGCGGGCGCAGGTGCACCCGGACGCCGGGGGCGAGGTCATGCCAGCGTGGCGCGTTCGTCAGGTCGAGCGTCAGCATCCTCAATACACCTCTATGTCGTTGATCAGGGTTGCGGTGCACATCCGGCCGACGGTGCTGTCGCGGGCGGCCTGCCAGTCGAAGGTCGCCTGGACGCCCTGCGGCCCGGAAATCTCGATGCGCGGGCGCGGCAGGTAGACGGCGTGCACGGTGAAGGTGAAGCTCTCGCCGGACGGCAGGACATAGGCGAACTCCATCTCGCAGGCCTCGCCGTTGATCGCCTGCGTCACCAGCGTCTGGTCGGCGAAGCGCACCTCGATCCGACCGGTCAGTGCGGCGATGGACGGGTCGGCGCCGTCGATGCGGCCGTCCGAGCGGATCGTCTCGATCCGGTCGAGGTTGTTGGCGTAGGTGATCTCGGCCGAGACGACGTTGCCGAGCGCCGTGCCGTCGCGCGTGATCGCTCCGTTGAAATGGCCGAAGCGCTTCAGCTCCAGCGCGGCCGGTGTCCCGGCGCTGGTTGTCGTGCCCACCGTCTCGCCCTGCGCCACCAGCCGCGCGGTTGCCGTCAGCAAGCCAGACCGCTGCATCTGCCAGGTGATCTGGTCGAGGACGCAGCCCGAGTACATCGCATAGCGCGGCACCTCGGGCATGCCGGTCTCGATCGACATCGAGGGTAGCGTCCAGGACCCCGACTGGAACTCGTGGGTGTAGGGAGCTTCCGCACCCGTGGTCGAGGGTGCGCCGAAGGCCGCCTTCAGCCAGAATCCGAAGGCCTCCGCGTCGAGCGGGACCACGACATCGCCATCGGCCGTCACCGCGTCCTTGATCGGCGCCAGCGGATCGCGGCCATAGCCGAGCAGTTCCGAGTTCAGCAGCGGCTGCTCCGCGCCGAGCGAAGTGCTGGCGAAGGGCATGCGGGTGAAGCCGCTGGCGGGCGGCGCTCCATAGGTCGTCTCGAACGCAAGCGCCATCAGCGCCCGCGCCCCTTGGGCTCGTGCCATGGTGTTCTCCTCCGGTTGTCGGGATCAGCCGAGCGGATCGGCCGTGGAATAGTGCAAGACGACCGGAATCACGGCCGCCTTCAGGCTGGACGCGCCCTCGACGGGCAGATCGACGGGCCGGGGCGCTTCCGCCTCGATCCAGTCGCAGAGCCCGCCCAGCGTGCGGTCGGCGGCGAGTGCTGCGCCGATGCTGGCGGTCAGCGTGTCGAAGGCGGCGTCTCGGGTTGCGCCCTGCACGACCGCCTCGATCTCCACGCGGTGTTGGTAGTGGTAGGCGAGCGGTGACAGCGTGACATCCGGCTCGCCCGGCTCGCCGTCGCGCAGGATCAGCAGGCCATCGGCCGGGACGCGCTCGGGCAGCACCTCGCCGCGCAGGGCGGTGGCAGGCAGCTCCGACAGCCGCGCGTGCAGCGCGGTGAGGATTGTTTCGCGGAAGGTGGGCATGCCGGACCTGTTATAATTCGCTATGTTGCGAGCGCTGATCCGAGCCAGAATCGGAGATATTCATGGGCCGGCAATGGCGGAACCGATAATGACCGATTTTCAACCAGAGCCGCGTCCTTCAGCGGAAATCTTTGCAGACTTGCGTAGCCTTGCGACCTCAGACGGAGCAGTACACGGTATTTCAGAGATCATCTTCCGCGATTGGGTCTATACGATCGACACGCAAGAGCGAACCGTCGTCGATGATCCGGAGCACCGTTGGTCGACTTCCCGCCTAAACAAGCCGGAATTGATGCTCCTGCTGGGATTGGCAGTCCAGTCTGAGTCTGATCGAACACACACTGTGCTCGGCGACGCCTCGGTCTTCATGTCGGAGGCTGACCGGCTTCTTCGGGAGCTTCACGACCGCGTCATGATCGACGTCAACTCTGCGCTGCCCGCAAACTTGCTTGAGGTTGAGAACCCCCTTGATGTTGTCGGTCCGATGGCCCGCGAAGCCATTTATTACGCTGCAGAAAGTTTCTATCTCCATCAGTTCCCACCGTTTATCCGGCAACGATACCGGCGCGACGGCGACTGGCTTCTGCGAAATAAGGGTATCTCTATCCTCCCGATGATCGAAATCGCCCGGTTCATCTCGGACCAGATCAACCGACAGATGTCAGTGGTTGGTCACCTCCGTAAGTCGGGCACCGCCCTGAATAGCGGTGACCTGACCAACAGCCTAATGATCCCGCTCGCGGACCTTCGGCGAAAGTTCAAGGGCAAGGCGGACGCATTCGACCGACTGTTCGCGATCGATGTGACCGCGACCAACCTCGGTTTCACGGATCCGTTTGCGATCAACGAGACCATGATTTGCCCGATCGTTCGGATCGGCGATTTCCTTTACGTTCCTAATCAGTATCGGCTCTTCGAAACGCTCTATGAGAGCCCCTTCTACTGGATGTTGCGGGATGAGAACTACATGGAAGTCGCGAAGACTAACCGCGGCACTTTCCTTGAGGCTACCGCAGCGCACATCCTTCGATCCGTGTTCGGGCCGGAGAACGTCCATGAGAACGTGACCCTCTACAATGGGACGAAGGACAAGGCGGGTGAGATCGACATCCTCGTCACATACGGAGAGTTCGTGCTGGTCGTCCAAGCGAAGTCTAAGCGGATCACCATGCAGGCTCGGGCGGGTGACAAGGCCGCATTGCGCCGGGATTTCCGTGACGCTATCCAGGCCCCATACGGCCAGGCGCTGACGTGCGCGCGGTTGATTAGAACGGGCGCCACCTGCGTTCGGCCTGACGGAACCAAGATCGAGGTGCGCCGTGTGAACCGGTTATTCCCGATGGTGGTCCTGAGTGACCACTTTCCCGCGGTAACCATGCTGGCCCGTAGCCTTCTAGAACGCGAGAAGGAGATTGCGCCTGTCATCTGGGATCTTGGAGTCTTGGACTGTGCCGCCCGGCTCTTTCCGAACCCGATCGACATGATCTTCTACCTGAAGAGCCGCTCGGACCTGTACGACCAAGTCATGTCGGAAAGCGAGCACTGTTTCATAGGCTTCCACCTGACGCACAAACTGGCCCTGCCGGATGAGTTCCACGGTCTGGCCATCGACAGGGATTACGCGCAGCCGGTCGACGACTTCATGATGCCCTTCGATGTGGGGGTGGAGGGTATCCGCCCGACAGGGATCCTGGAGCGCATCGATGTACCGATTGTCACCGATCTGCTGAGGGAGCTGAGGTCCAAGGGGCCAGAAATCGCCGCGGTGGTGGTCGATCTCTACGACTTCTCAAGCGAGATGCTTCGCGACATTGCGGCGCATATCACCCAACTTCGAGAAGAGGTCGCCGCGGGGAAGGCACTTAAGGCATTTTCGATCCCAACCACGGCCGGAGGCCTGACTTACGTTGTAGTTGACCATTTGAGCGAGAAATCACGCGCAGCAGCGAGCAGCATTGGCAGAAAGCACAAGTACGACACCAAAAGCTCGCACTGGTATGTGATCGTCGATTGTATCCAGACCGGCAACCCTATCGACGAGCTTGGATGCCTTGTTTGGGAATGGCAACAGGATCACGAGGAGCAACGACTTGCAGATCAGGTATCAGGTTTGTTTAGATCGAGTCGCTCTGTCATTCATGTGGGTGATGCATCAAAGGTGACCCTGCCCCCGTTTCGCCCTCGCTCATAGGTTAGTGATGTTCTCGTTCTGATCCCTTTTGGACCGGGTTGCGAACTCCTTCGGCGTGAGACCGCCGAGGCTGGTGTGGGGCCGGGCGTGATTGTAGTCCGCCCGCCAGGCTTCGAGGATCCGCCGCGCATCCGAGAGACCGCGGAAGAGGTGCTCGTTGAGGCATTCGTCGCGGAGCCTGCCGTTGAAGCTCTCGACGAAGGCGTTCTGCATCGGCTTTCCCGGAGCGATGAAGTGCCAGTCGACGCCGGCGTTGGAGGCCCAGGCCAGCATGGCGTTCGAGGTGAACTCCGTGCCGTTGTCGCTGACGATCATGCAGGGACGGCCCCGCAGTTCGACGACGCGGTCCAGCTCCCGCGCCACTCTCCGGCCCGAGATCGACGTGTCCACCACGAGTGCCATGCATTCCCGGCTGAAGTCGTCGACCAGAGCCCAGATGCGGAACCGGCGGCCATCCGTCAGCACATCCTGGACGAAGTCCGTCGACCATCTCTGGTTCGGGCCCTGCGGGATCGCCATGGGCGCGCGCGTCCCAAGCGCCCGTTTTCGGCCGCCGCGACGGCGCACGGTCAGCCTCTCTTCCCGGTAGAGGCGGAAGAGCTTCTTGTGGTTCACCTCGACGCCCTCGCGCTGCAGCAGGATGTGCAGGCGACGGTAGCCGAAGCGTCTGCGCGCGTCGGCCAGCGCCCTCAGGCGGCTCCGCAGCTTGGCGTCGTCCGGCCGCGTCGAGACGTAGCGAAACGTCTTCGGCGCGATCCCGACCAGGCCGCAGGCGCGTCGCTGCGAGTATCCCTTCTCCGTCATCGCCCAGCTCACGGCGTTCCTCCTCGAACCGGGCGTCAGAAGTTTTTTCCGAGCATCTCGCGTAGCGTCGCGACGTCGAGCATCGACTCTGCCAGCAGCTTCTTCAGCTTGGCGTTCTCGCCCTCGAGCGAACGCAGCCGCTTGGCGTCGCTCGGCTCCATGCCGCCGTATCTCGACCGCCACTTGTAGAACGTCGCGTCGCTGATCCCGTGCTTGCGGCACAGCTCTGCCGTGCTCACGCCCGCTGCATGCTCCTTCAGGATCGCGATGATCTGCTCGTCGCTGAACCGGCTCTTGCGCATCTGCGTCTCTCCTCTGCGGGAGAACAGCCTAACCCAGGTTCGGGGGCATTCGCGGGGGCAGGGTCAAAGGCTCTAGCGGAAAAGGCAAGAGATGCTTCCACTTGAGTCTCTTCGCGGATCGATAGCTTCCCTCAGCAAGACCGAAAATCAGAAGAGCGTTGATGATCGAGGGCACCCGCTGTTCCATCGCCGGTGGTAATGGACGCGCGATTGCCTAACCCAAACCAAAATCGTTTAACGCATTCGCGCCTCCATCCAGTTCGCCACGATCAGCCCCGGCACGCTATCCAACGCCCGGTCTGCATCCCGTGCCAGGTCGAGCCGCTTCGGCAGTTTCACTTGTCGCACCAGCAGGAAGATCGGCGCGGTGACCTGGTTGCGGCCGGTCTTCGAGCGTGAGGCCACCGCCTGGCCTTTCGTGTTGAGCCGCCCCTCGGCGACCAGCAGGCTCGGGCCCGTCCGCCGATAGACGAAGCGCAGGCGCAGGCCGCGTCGGCGCTCCCATTCGCCGGGCGTGATCCGGCCGCCGCGCAGGGACTTGCCCGCTGCGGGCAGCGGGATCGCCAGCCAGAACCCGTTCTTCGAGCGGATCAACGGCCCCGTGTCATGCGCGCCCACGATGACCGGGGCCTTCGACCAGACCAGCGCAGCCGCGTCCAGGCTCTCGCCCGACCGCGGGAAGTTCTGGCTCCGGATCGAGTTGGCCAGCCGCGTGCCGAGCCCCGCGCCGGTGATCTGCAGCCGCCAGGCCGACTTCAGACCGGTCCCGGCCTCGCGCATGGCGGCCGTCACCGCCCGTTCGCCCGCCGCGATCTCGGCCCGCATCATCGTGACGATGTCGGGATCGATGTCGAGCTTCAGTTTCATGGCCATCACGCGGGCCTCAGATCGACGGTCCAGACCAGCCGCTCGCGGTCGCGGACAGGCTCGCCCTGGATGAGGAAGGCCTCGCCGTCGATCTCGATCCTGTCACCGGGGCGCGGGCTCGCCACCTCGGCCACGCGCAGGTCGATCCGGGTGGTCTCGGACCAGATCCGCGCATCGCCGAAGTCGGTGACCGCATCGGCGCGCCGGGCGACGACGCGCACCAGAACCGGTGCGCCGCCGTCGGCGATGTATACTGCGCCCCGGCCGATGTTCGGATCGGCGAAGAGCGCGCCAACGGCGGCGGCGAAGGCGCTCATCAGAACGCCGCGTTCAGGCGTACCCGGCCGATGGTGTCGCCCGCGCCGCTGGCCACGGCCTCGACGGCCACGCCTACAGGCGTGTTGTCGGTCGCGACCGTGGTGCAGCGCTTGTTGGTGTCGTCCCAATAGACCTTCGCGCCGACGGTCCAGGCCTGGGAGCCGACCTTGGTGATGTCGAACACGCCGACGAGCGCGGTCTCGACGGGGTCGCCGAGAGCGGCGTCCCCGGTGGCGATGCCGAATAGGGAGCCGACGAGCAGGCCATCGCCGGAGGCGACGGCATAGGGCGCGGTCAGCGTGATGGTGTTGCCGGGCTGGACGTAGTTATTCATGGGAAGGGTCCTCTTTGAACGACGAAGGGCGGCCTGTCAGGACCGCCCGCATGTCAGGGTTCAGCTTGGGGTGCGGCTTACGCGCCCGGGTTCTTGTAGAGGCCGCGCCAGTCGATGGCCTTCGCGCCGAAGTCGAGGCGGCACTTGATCTCGACCCCGTCGACGTCGAAGCCGTTGCGCGTCTCGATATAGGCGCCCTGCTGGCCCTCGAGATAGGCGTACTCGATGGTGTCGATCTGGTTCGGGCTGGCCGCCAGATACCAGGCGGTCTCGCTGGCGGCGTCGAGCCGCGGCTCGCTGATCGGCGCCAGCGTGCGGATCGATTGCGGCACCACGCTGGACGTCGCGGCAGGCACAAGGTTCTGGGCGACCAGCTGCTCGGCCTTCAGTTCCAGCGAGGCCGGCACGATCAGGAAGGCGGGGCGGACGTTCAGCACCGTCTTCTTGTCGAGGCCGGTCTGCTTGGCCATCGCCGCGCGGGCCGCGCCGACGCTGCCGACATCGAGCGCCGTGCCGGTGCCGGCGAGGTTCTTGTGCGTGGTGTGGAAGAGCGCGTTGCCGTCGGCCATCGCCGGGTTGGCGGTGATGATGCCCCAGACCACATCGCTTTCAAGTTGGGCGATGGAGTTGCCGTACATCGCCGGGATCCGGGTGAAGGCATCCAGATCGTCGTTGATCAGCGTCTGACGCGTGATCGCGACGACGCGGCCATAGGTCTTGACCTTGTAGCTCTCCTTGCTCTCGCCGAGCGTGCCGCGCTTGAACTCGCCGCTCTCGCCAACCTCGAGCAGTTGCGGGGCCTCGCCGAGTTGCACCCGGTGCATCGCCTTGAAGTCGGTGGCGAGCACCTGGCGGCAGAACAGCATGAAGGTGCGGGGATAGGCCTCGTAGGCCTGGCGCAGGGTCTTGTTGGTGACCGCCGAGAGGATCTCGGGGAAATCCGAGGTCGAGTGCAGCGCCCGCGTCGCCACCTCGTCGCGCGATAGGCCCCGCGTGTTAACGCCCGCATTGCCGAGGCTTTCGCGGGCGAGTTCCAGCAGGGTCATGCCGCGATACTGGCGGGCGGCGTCCTCCAGCTGGAACAGCGTCGGGCTGTAGCGGTGCAGCAGCGCGTTCGCCACAGCGTCGCGGCGGGTGATGCGCTCGTCGCGGCCGCCGAGAGGCACAGAGACATGCGGGAAGGTCCGGGTCTCGTCCGATTTCGCGGCGACCTGGTCGAGGATCAGGCGGCGGGACTCGTCGACGCTGACGCCGCGCTTGACCAGATCCTCGGCGAAGCCGCGCTCGAGGTTCAGCCGCCCTGCCAGATCGTAGATGGTGGAGACGCGGTCGCGCTCGGCCTCGCGGGCGCGGGTTGCGACCGTCTCGGTGTCGGGTGTCGCAGGGGCATCGGTATTCTGAAGCTTCGGCTGCGTCCGGGTTTCCACTGCGGCGACTTTCGGGTCGGGCGCAGCCGCTTTCGGCTCGGTCATGGTGGTGTCCTCGGTTTCGATCGGCTCGGTCGGCTGGGTGGTAGCGGGGGTTGCGGCGTCGCGCGCCGGGGTCTCGGTCTTGTCCGTCATCGGGATCGGTCCTTTCGTGCTTGAAGGGGCGTCCCGGCGGTGGAGGACGCAGTCGTGAAGGGGATGCTGGGCGCGGAAGCCCGCGGCGGGGTCAGCGCCGACCGCGACGGCGGAGACCTCGAAGGGAGTCCAGTCCACCGCGCGCCAGAGTTCGCGGGCGGCCTCGGGCTTCGATACCTCGAAGCGGTGGACCTGGTAGCCGATCGAGACCGCCCGGATGTGGCCCGCCTGGATGTCGCGCCAGATCGGCTCGACGTCGGCGCGCTCGCTGATCCGCACCAGCGCGATGCCGCGCCCGTTCTCGATCCGCGCCGAGCCCGGCACGACCGAGCCGATCACCGCGTCGAGCGTGTCGAGCTCGTGCACCTTCAGGAACGGCGCGCCCGCGTTCAGCCGGTCGAGACGGACGTGGGCGGGATCGAGGCTCAGCTCCTCGTCATAGGGCTCGCCGAAGAAGGTGGCGCGCCGAACGCGGGCCCCCGCCGACCAGACCACCTCGACGGTGCGGGTGTCGGCATCGGCCGTGTTCGGCGCAAGCTCCGCCGACCGGCGCATGGCCGGCAGTTCGATCATCGTGTCCATGGGGTCAGTCCTGTTGGTCGGCCTGCGCCGGGTCATTGTCCGCGTCGGCGGAGGGATCGTTGTTCGCCGGATCGCTGGTCTGCGCGCTGCCGGTCTTGGTGACGCGACGCGGGTCGCTGTCGAGGACGAGGCCGAGGGCGTCGAGCTTGGCGTTGGTGGCGGCGATCTCGGCCAGCACGGCGTCGGGGTTGCGGCCCTGCCGGGCGATCACCTCGGCCAGCGTCATGGTGCCGGAGCGGATCGACAGCAGGTTCGCCATCGCGTCCTTCTGCGGATCGACCGCCTCGAACTTCGGCGGCGACCATTCGACCGGTACGGTCGGCGACGGGATCTGACCCGCCGCCCATGCGACTTCCGTGAACCACCGCCAGACCGGTGCGCAGAACATCGGGATGAACAGTTGCCACTGCACGGCGTCGATCTGGCGGCGGAACTCGACGAGCCCCGCCCGGATCGAGGAATAGTTGACCTGGGACAGGTCCCCGGTCAGCAGCTCGTAGGGCACGCGGAACCCGGCCGAGATCGTGTGCAGGCTCGCCCGCTTGTATTCGCCGTAGCCGCCTGTGGCCGAAGGCTGGTTGAAGCGGATGTCCTTGCCGCCGCGGGCATAGGCGATCAGCCCCGGCTCGAACTGCTCGACCCGGTTGCCGTCGGCATCAACCACGCAGGGCGCGATGCCCTGTTGCGCCTCGTCGTCGCCGAAGACGATGGCGGTGACGCAGGCCTCGGTCTTCTTGCGGACCAGTTCCGCCACCTCGTAATCGTCGAGATCGCGCAAGGACCGGATCACCGGCGCGCCCCAGGGAACGCCGCGCGCCTGCGTGCGCTGCTTCTCGTAGACATGGGCGATCTCGGTCGCCGGGACCGGGCGGCTCTGCAACCCGTTCTGCAAGGCCCCGTAGGCGTCGCCCGGGTGCTCGGCGTGCAGCCAGTAGGCCCGGCGCTTGCCGACCGGATCGAACTCGATCCCCTGAACGAGGCGGCCCGTGCCAATGGCGCCGGATTTTGTGGCGTCGAGGAAGTCTGCCTCCAGCACCTGCAACTGCAGCGGCACCGGCAGACCGTCGCTCGCCCGCCGCAGACGGCGGCGCACCAGGACCTCGCCCGCCTCGACCATCTCGCGGCAGATCAGCGTCTGCAGCCCGTAGAAATCCAGCTGACCATCGGCGTCGCACTCCGCCGTCCAGCGCTCGAACAGCGCGTCGACCTTCCGGTCGAGCGTGTCGTCGCCGCTCGCGGCGCGCGGCATGATCCCCGCGCCGATGATGTTGTTGACCAGCACCGCCACGGCCTTGGCCGCATGCGGGTTGTTGCGCACCAGATCCCGCATCCGGTCGCGCAGCAGCGCCCCGGCCACGCCGATCTCGGTGTCGGCCGAGGACCCCGGCGCGCGCCAGCCCTCCGTGCGCCGCCCGCGCGCGGCGCCGTCATAGCCCCGCGTCAGGGTCTCGAAGGCCTGCCGGGCCATCACGCGGCGGGCCGCCATGCGCGGCGCCACCGATGCTATGGCGTGATCGAACCAGGTCGCCGACATCACCGATCTCCGCGCGAGAAGCCTGCGAGCCCCGCGACCGGCAACGGCCGAGTGGTCCCAGCGATGGCCCGCTCGATGGTCCGGATGCGGGCGAGCAGATCCTCGGCCGAGCCGTAATCCACCGACTTGCCGTCATAGCTGACGCGGGTCGTGCCGCTGGCATAGGCCCGGCGCAGCGCCGAAAGCTCGGTTTCCGTCCAGTCCGTCATCTTCAGAACCATCCTCCACGCCGCCCGAGCCAGTCGGAGCGGCGCTTGCCCTGCGGGGCCTGTCCCGGCCGGTTGATCTGCCCGGCGGGATCGGTGTCGGTGGGGGCGGCCCCGAGCTGATCCTCGAGGTCGCGCCATTTCTCGTCGGGCCAGCGGTCCGCGCCCGCGATCCATGCGGCGGCGCGTGCATAGACCCGGCAGTCCAGCGCCTCGTTGCGCTCGCGCAGCTTCTGCCATTCCAGCCGGGCGAAGCCGCGCTTCGTGCGGACCGTCACCAGCTGCTCGGCCACGAACTGCTTCAGCCATTCGTTCTCGACCCAATGCGGCAGATGCACCGAGCCGGGCGGGAATGCCGCCCCGTCGGTCATGTCCTCGTCGGTCGGGCGCGCCAGCCGCAGGAAGCGGTAGGTCTCGGCCTTGAAGGTCGACACCGCCACGGTCCAGAGGCGGGCCCCGCGCCGCAGGCGTTTCCCGCCCTCGGTCGCATCGACGAAGGTCGGCCCCGACACCGGGCTCGAGCGGTTGAACCCCTCGACGCCCTTGACCGGCGACACCTGCCCAAACCCCTGCGCCCGCGACCAGGAATAGACCGCCGGGGCCTCGTAGCCCGTGTCGATGGCGAGCCGCGCGATCCTGAGATGCGCGCCACGCTCGTGCGGCCAGGACCGGTCGAGCAGCGCGGTAAGTTCCGACCACGCATCATGCCGATCCGGGCCGCCCCCGATGACGACGTGATCGACCAGCCAGCTTTCCAGCCCGCGGCCCCAGGCCCAGACATCCACCTCGATCCGGTCCTTCTGGACGTCGGCCCCGGCCGTCAGGAACAGCCCGCCCGCAGGCACGGTGCCGGATGTCCAGCGCTCGCGGCGGTCGTAAAGCCGCTGCCAGTCCGGAGCTTCCCCGGTCTCGACCCATGTCTCGCCGAGGATCGTGTTGCGGAATGCCTTGATCGCCTCGTCCGACCCCTGTGCCGCGTCCCAGGCCCGCACGATCCGCTCCCAGCTCAGCCAGCCGATCGGCGAATAGAGCGCCGAGAGGTGATACCCGACCGTGGTCGGATCGGCGGCCGCGGCGGTCGCCCGCCATTCGCCGCCCTCCAGCATGGCCGTCTTGTGGTGCTCCGCGATTGCCGCGTCGCAGCCCTCGCAGTGATATTCCGCCGTCTCCGGCTTGCCCTTCTGCCAGCGCAGCCGGTCGAACTTCAGCCATTGCGCATGACCACAGTGCGGGCACGGCACGAAGAACCGCCGCTGGTCGGACGCCTCGTACTCGCGCTCGATCCGGCTCAACCCGCGGATGATGGGCGTCGAGACCAGGAACACCTTGCGCCGGTGGGCGAAGGTCAAAGACCGCGCCTCGGCCAACGTGACCGGGTCGCCTTCCTCGTCGGCCGAGGCCGGATAGGCGTCGACCTCGTCGAGGAAGATGTACCGCGCCGGGGTCGAGCGCAGCCCCACCGCCGAGTTCGCGCCGGTCATGATCAGGATGCCGCCCGCGAACTCCTTCGACAGCATCGTGTTGCCCGCATCGCGGGACCGGGCCGGTTTGACCCGCTCCCGCAGCTCCGGGCTCTCGTCGATCAGTGGGTCAATCCGCTGGCGTGAGTTGCGCTTGGCCAGTTCGACCGTCGGCTGGACCGCCAGCATCGGGCCCGGCGCCTGGTGGATCGCGAACCCGATCCAGTTGTTGCCCGCCTCGGTCGCGCCGACCTGTGCCGCCTTCATGAACACGATGCGCTGCATGGCATCACCCGGCGACAGCCGGTCCATGATCTCCCGCATGTAGGGCGTGCGTACCGTGCGATACCGCCCCGGTTCAGCTGAGGCGCGGCCCGAGAGCATCCGGTGCCGGTCCGCCCATTCCGAGACCGTCAGGTCCGGGTCGGGCCGCAGCCCGTTGCCCCAGGCGCGCAGGATCTCGCCCGCGCCGTCGAAGTCCGTCAGGCCATCGCCGCTCTCACCGGAAGTCGGGCCGGACCTCGGCGAGTTCGTCGAGGTGGGCGCGTACATGTCTCTCCAGCACCTTCTGCATCGCGGCTGGCTCCACGGTGATCTGCTGGCCCGTCGTGTCGCTGCACGAGGCCGAGAGCTCGGCCGCCATCAGCGCCGCCGCGCGCGCGGGCCAGGTCACCCATGCGTCCCGTTCCTCCCGCGCCAGCCGGAACACCAGCGCCAGCGCGCGGGCCCGCTCGATCAACTCCCCCTTCAGCTTCTGGAGCCGGATGCGCCGTTCCTGCGCCTTCAGCACTTCGTTGGCCGTCTTCGCCTGCAGGAAGGTCGTGCCGCCGCCGACCGCGGGGACCGCCAGACCCTGTTCGCGCAGCGTGTCGCCGACAGCGGCGACCGCCGCCTCGGGGACCGGCTTGAGCTTCGGCGCGGGCGGCTTGCGGGTCTTGGACGGGTCCGTCGTTTCCGCCCGCCGCGCGTCACTGGCGGCCGCGTTGATGCTGCCGGCGGGATAGAGGACCAGCCGCTCGGCCGTCTTCGCCTTCTGGATCGCGCCGCGCGACAGCCCGACATGGGCGGCGTACTGGCGCTCGCTCATGCCCTGCATCGACGGCTCCGATTATCATTCAGAATCAGGTGCTTATCGAGTTGATAAGCGCGGCGGACAGAGCGAACGTCACTCCAACGAAGCGATGCAACTCGAGCCAAGGAGCTACCCCGATGACCCGCCGCGCGACCGACAACACGAAAGCCCTCGACGCCTTCATCGCCGCGAAGACCGAGATCGATGCGATGCTGGAGCGGCTTGCCGCCCTCAGCGCGGACCATTTCGAGACCAGCCCCGACGAGATCAACTGGGGCCATGTCGGCACCCTGAACCACTACAGCGCCAAGCTGCGCGAGATCACCGACATGGCCTTCAGGGAAGGCGAACACGCCGAGTGAGACGACCCGCTCCCGGTCCCGCCCGCCGACTGGCGGGCTCGGCCTCGTAGAAGGGCCCGCATCCCGCGCGCCCCGATACGGGAGACGACGATGACCAAGCTTTCCGACACCCAAGCCCTGATCCTGAGCGCCGCCGCCCAGCGGCCAGAGCACATCGCCCTGCCGCTGCCCGAAAGCCTGCGCGGCGGCGCCGCCGCCAAGGTGGTCGGTGCGATGCTCGCGAAGGGCTTCCTCGAAGAGGTCGACGCTGACCTGCGCAAGGGCGAGCCCGTCTGGCGCGAGACCGGCGATGGCCACGGCGTCACGCTGGTCGCCACCGACGCAGGCCTCGCCGCCATCGGGATCGAACCCGAGGACGCGAACCCCGCGCCGGACACCCCCACCGGACCCGAAGCCGCGCCCAAGGCGTGCACGCCGCGCGAAGGCACCAAGCAGGCCACCCTGATCGCCATGCTGCGCGCGCCGGACGGCGCGACCATTGAGGAGATCATGGCCGCGACCGGCTGGCAGTCGCACACGGTGCGCGGCGCGATGGCCGGGGCGCTGAAGAAGAAACTCGGGCTCGAGGTGACCTCCGAGAAGGTCGAGGGGCGCGGGCGGGTCTACAGCTTGCCGGGCAACTGACGCAGCGGCGAACGCCGGTCCCTATGCCGCCGTCCCGCATGGGCCGGCGGCTTCTTTGTGTAGCGTCGCCTCCGGCCAACGTGAAACGACGGGTTTCACGCACGATAGCCATATCTCTCGCGCGACAATCATAATTCACGCACGATATTGCATTTTCATGCGCAGCCCATATCTTTCGTGTGAACCCGGATGAAAGGCAGACACCTATGGCATTTCGAGCAGACGAGGCGGTACAGGACGGCTACG